TTTGTGGCTACCGATCTGGCGGCGACAACAAACGTATGGACGGATTCCCAGACCTTCACCAACAGCCTGCTGAAGCTGCTCGGTTCCTCTACCGGTGTAACGACCTTTACCAGCGCCAACGCAGGGGCATCCGATTACACGGTCACGTTCCAAGCAGTCACCGGCACGGTCGCGCTACTCGGTGCAAACACATGGAGCGCAGCGCAGACATTCCCCGCATCCGGCATCATCTTGACCGGCTCCAGCACGGGGGTTACCACCTTTGCGAGCGCCAACGCTGGGGCCTCGAGTTACACGCTAACGTTCCCGGCTGCCACTGCCACAGTGGCTACGCTCGACGGCACACAGACACTGACCAACAAGCGGGTCACCCCACGCACCCTAGCGGCGGCAAGCTACACGACGGACACTGGCACGAGTCTTGACTGCGACACGCTGGACATGTTCATAGTCACCGCGCAAGCCGGGGCGCTTTTGTTCAACAACCCCTCAGGTACGCCTACGCAGGGTCAGCCACTGCTCATACGCATCAAGGACAACGGCACCGCCCGCGCGCTGACGTACGGTTCACAGTTCCGCGCCATGGGTACCTCGCTGCCGACGACAACGGTGTTGAGCAAGACGCTGTATCTCGGGCTTATCTGGAACGCTACCGATTCCAAATGGGACTTGGTAGCCGCGAAGCAGGAGACATAATGTTCGGCGCGCTTATCACCATGATGGAGGGGCCTACGACGATAAATCTGGCCCCGGGGGCGACGAACAACTACGATATGTTTGCCGCCGCAGGCAGCCCCGGATACCCGGTGATAGTGACTTGCACGCTCAACTCCAACATCGGATCAAGCAGCGGCGCGTCTCCAGCATTTACCACTGGCAGCGGCTGGGCACCGGGAAGTACGCTTACTGTTATTAATAACGCCACCATTGCAGGCGCCACGGGTGCCACGGGTGCGGGCGGCTCCGGTGGATCTACAGGGTCGACAGGTGCGGGCGGCTCCGGTGGTGCGGGTGCTGTAGTGGCCACCAGTGCGACAGCAGGATCTGCGGGCGGCTCCGGTGGTGATGGGGTCGCCGGTGGTGACGGTGGTGACGGTGGTGATGGTGGTGACGCCTTTGTCGCGCAGTACGCAATGACCCTGGTGAACAACGCAACCATTGTGCGCGGCGCGGGCGGGCCTGGTGGTTCCGGTGGCGTTGGGCCGGGCGGGCCTGGTGGTGGAGGCGGTGGGGGTGGGGGTGGGTCGTCTGGGCACGGCACCTATGTGACCAACTACACCGGGTACTCAAACACGGACTATGCAGGTGGTGCTGGTGGTCACGGTGCGAACACGCAGACTAGCGGTGGTTCCAGTGGTCAACCATACCCTTACGGTAACGGTGGCCAAGGCGGATATGCGGCCGGTGCTGGCGATGCGGGCTGGGCTGGCGCAAACTTCACCGTCAACCCCGACCCGCTAGATTTTTGGTCGACTTCTGGTTACGGTGGTGCCGCTGCCGGTGGCCCGGCTGGAAGTGTAGGAACCACAAACAACGGCGCAAGCGGCGCAAGCGGCAGCAACGGCAATGCCATCAACGGTACGAGCTACATCACATATCAAGTTGCAGGCACTATCACTGGAGCAATTACATGATTATCAAATACAAAATCGTCAAGACCGTACCGGCAGAGCATCAAATCTTGGTGCGCTTCTATTCCGACGCACTGCCAGAATCATCGCTGGTTTCCGCGTGGGCGCCAGATGGTGTGACACCCAAGTCATACCGGACGGACTATATGATCACCGTGCCGGTTCCGGTGCCTGCCGATCTTGAAGCATTCATCATGCGGCACTGCCCAGTCGGCTGGTTCGATCTGAAAGAAAAGATTGCAGACCCGGGCGTCGATACGTCTATGGCCGCTATTGAGGTTGGTGTTGAGAAATCGGTAGCGCTGTAATGCAACAAGAAGTCTTCCCCGACAGCGCATCGTTCCTGAACCCTTGGACGAGGCAGGAGCTTCAACAGGGCGATACCTGTACGTGCTTTGGGCTTTCCTCAAGTGCGGAGGCAATGGCACACCGGGCGGGCGTCAATCTCCAGATCAGCCCGTACTTCTGCTACTACTACATGGACAAGCGGCGGGTGTCGGTCGAAGAGGCAATCCGCACGGCAAACCGTGTTGGGTACTGCCCTGATGAACTCTACCCATTTGCCGGGTTTCCGCTGCAGCCGCCGGGGTTGGCTGCGCTGCAGTACGCAGAAGCCCACAAAGACGGGTTCGCCACCGAGCGCATCAACGGCAAGAAGGGACTGCTGCGGGCAATCTGCCATGGTTCGGCCATTATCACCGACCGCTACGGCGTGGCCATGGAGCATGTTGAAGCGTGCATCGGTTACGACAAAGACAAAGGGTTCCTGATACAAGGTTCGGGGCTAGTCACTGACTACTGGCCTTGGGAGGAATTGCCTAAGTTCACCCAGCTGCACAAGTACACAAAGTCCCCATTCGGGTTCATTCCGTTTCCAGGGTACACCCCCGCAGACCCGCCGAAGTTCGACAACGGCAAGCTGCAAATCCCGCTGATGCTGGAGTACACAGACTGGCAAACGCCTACTGTGGAAGTGCTGAACGTGGTGGGGACGATCACCGATCTGGCCAGTGCCATTTGGGACCAAGACCTAAGCACCGATGAACCGATGTGGAAGAAGAACGAGAAAGAGCTTCACCTCCCAACGCTCGATTTCTATGGCACGCTTTACAAAGGCGTGATTGTCAAAGGGGTGGTGTGGACTTACGAAAAGGGAACAGCATGAGCGACGAAGTGACTACCTATGACCTTGACAAAAGGCTGGCCCTTTTGGAGCAGACTGTCACCCGCTTGTCAAACGACTTGCACCAGATCAATGCCAGCATTAACAAATTGGTTTGGGCTGTCGGCATGGCGTTGATTGTCGCCATCATGCAATTCATTCTCAAAGGTGGGCTGAGTGGTTTTCATTAAGCAGCGCAAAAGTCCGCTCGCACGGCGGGCCTTCCTGCTGTCGGGGATAGCGTTCGCCATTGGAGTTTTGGCAGTGGCTGTGGTCGTGCAGTTCCTAGAGACGCATTTCTTGCCGGTGAAAACAGACAACGCGATCACATACCAAGCTGTCATTGATAACGATCTTTGGTTGACCGGGACCAGCATCAAACGGCGCAATTGCCAGTTCATTCCACCGGTTCGGGCACGTACCGAAAGCGGCCAAAACCTGTACCTTGTCAGCCACAACAAAACGTCCACAGCGTCATGGATGGTGGGCGAAGGGCCGCAGAACTTCGGGCCATGGCAGATTGTCAACGCCAAGGGCCACACGGTAACGATTTTCCAAGAGTTTGAGTGTCACCCGTTTTGGAATCAGTTTGTCGAAATTGCAAAGGTTGACGCGAAATGATTGACACGATTTTGATGTTTGTCGCTGGCATGTGCGCAGGTGGAACGATCTGCTTGTGCGTGTCGGCATTTTTAGATGACTGATATGGACCTCCTCGTTGCAATCATCGCTACAGTAATCTGCGTCGCAGCGCTGGTGTTTTTGGTGCTGACGATTCGCGAGGAAATGGACCATGATTAGCCTGATACCCGACGCCAAACGCGTGCTGCGCAAAGCGTGGAGCGTGCGGCTGGGCATCCTTGCCGCGCTGTTCTCGGGGCTGGAAGTGGTTGTCCCGCTGTTCGTTGATGCACTCCCGCGAAGCACGTTCGCCGTGTTGTCGTTCGTTTCAGTTGTTGGTGCGGTGCTGGCGCGGTTCGTTGCACAGCCGAGGATGCGCAATGGCGACCAATAATAAACCAGTAAACCGCAAAGCAACGGCGCTTGCGCTGGCGGTCGCTATCGCTGTTCCCGCTGAGGGATTGCGACAGGCTGCTTATCGGGACGTTACAGGCCTACCTACCGTGTGCTTTGGGTCAACGCAGGGCGTGAAGATGGGCGACTTCCGCACGGTACCCGAGTGCAAGGCACTGTTAACCAAGGAGATGAGCCATGTCATTGAAACAGTGGATCGCTGTCGACCGGGCCTGCCACCCGAAGTCCTCGCGGCCTTCAGCGACACAGCCTACAACGTCGGACCCAAAGTTGCCTGCGACGGACTCCGCAGCACAGCGGCCAGAATGCTTGCCATCGGAGACTACGCAGGAGCCTGCAACCAGCTGCCCCGATGGAACCGAGCTACTGTTGCAGGAGTTTCGGTTGAGTTGCCCGGATTGACTAAGCGCCGTGCGCTGGCGCGAGATGTTTGCTTGAAAGGAGCCGTATGACTGATTGCACTGCGCTCGTCAATCGTGGCACCAAAGACTTCAAAGGTATCTTCGCCCCAACCTCTCCGTTTCTCGCAGACGAGGGAGACGCTGTGTCGATGTCAGGCAAAGTCGACAGCACGAGCCAGCTGCAGTGGCGTGTGTGGTTGCCGCCAGGCACAAACTGCTTACAGTCAACGCTGTTTACTTACGCCAGCCCGCCCGAGGCCAAAGCACTGATGCGGCTAGGCCAGCCCCCAACGGGCACTGTGGCTGACGTGACACCTGAGAACTCGGCGGCCATCGACCGTAGCGCTGTGCTATCTCTGCTGCAACAAGGCGCGGAGATACCGTGCTACGCCCCGGCGTCGGCGGGCTTTATGAAATTGAGCGCCAGCCTGATGGACGCCCCTGTTGTGATTACGGAGGGCGTGTGGTTGTACATCACTGCGCTGCAGGCACCGGGAGATAAGATTTTCGAGCTTATTACCTACGTGCGGACGGACAAGGCGGCGTACCTCAACTGGTACGCCAGCGCCACATGGGACGACCAGAACAACCCTGTGGCTGCACCGGCTGAACCCTACGAGCAGCGGCTGCTGCAATGCGCTATTGATACCGGGCTGGTCGACGGCCTGCGGAAACTGTCCGGCGGGCTTGATGACGATGCGCTCATAGCGGCGGCACAGGAGACTGGTACTTGGCCCGCGTTGATAAAGTTTGCCCAATGTTGCCCCCGCAGTTGATTGTCGCGGGGATAATTGCGGTCGCCAGTGCCACAACGGGTTTTGGTGTGGCGTGGAAGATTCAATCCGGCCTACGGGCTGAAAGGGAGTTGGAGTATGCAGAACAACAACTGGAGAATCAGCGACTGGTCGCAGCGACGCGCACGCGCCAAGACCAAGCCCTCATTGCCGCTCAAAACGCAGCTCAAGTTCACGCTGCTGGGTTGCGCATGGCTGCTGATGCTGCTCGTAGTGCTACTAGCGGGCTGCGCGACGCAATCTCCACAACCGTGCGCGACGCTGACACCTCCGTCGCCGCCTGCACTCAGCGAGCCGTTGCCCTCGGAGAGCTACTCAGTGCAGCTACAGAGAGCCATAGAGAGCTGGCGGAAAAGGCTGACCGCCATGCCAGCGACGTCCACACCCTGATACAGGCATGGCCGCGATAGCTTTGCCCGTTCAGCGTTTTCAACCTATAATTCACCCTGACGTGCGCTGTAACAGCCCGCTAATACTTTTGGAGTGTTAATGAGCTACACAATGTCGTACAGCAGCCTGCAAGAGGACGTGCGTCGGTACCTTGAACGCGGGTTCACGGAAGAGTCTGACCCCATTGTCTACGAGCAGATCCCACGCCTCATCACGCTAGGCGAGCGCAGGATTGCGCGCGAACTCAAGATCCAGGGCTTCATCCGGGCGGTCAACACCACGCTGCAGATTGGTGTGGCCGCGTACCGTAAGCCCGACCGCTGGCGCGACACCATCAGCATGACGGTGGGCGGGTCGCCTATCTTCGCGCGCGCCTACGAGTACTGCCGGGCCTATTGGCCAGATGAGGCAGAGACTGCAGCCCCACAATTCTATGCTGACTACGACTACAACCACTGGCTCATCTGTCCGACTCCGATTGCAGCCTCCAATTTGGAGATTCTGTACTACGAGCAGCCTGCGCTATTGGGGGATGACCTGGAAACAAACTGGCTCACGGAGTACGCTCCCGACGTACTCCTGTACGCCGTGCTGCTAGAGTCAGCGCCGTTCCTCAAGAAGGACGAGCGCATCGCCACATGGCAGGGCATGTACGACCGGGCCGCAGGGGCACTGAGCGGCGAGGACCTGAAGAAAATTATGGACCGCTCTGCGGCTAGGAGCGAAGCATGACCACTTATACATCGGTTTTCGGGGGCGCAAACATATACCCGAGCGAGATCAGCTACAGCTCCTTAGCACTGACGGCCAACGTCACGTTGAGCTGGCCTGAGGAGACCTCGGCCTCCAGCAACCTGGCTACGCGCATCATCGATGTGTCTGGCGACGTGGACGACCGGGTCGTGCTCATGCCCGACGCCACCAAGACGGGCACAGGTAACACCGTCTTGTTCAACAATACAGGCTCCAAGCGCGTCATTGTCAGCAAGTCCACAGGGGTGCAGATCGCCTCCATTGATGCAGGCGAACAGTGGCAAGTCTACATCACGGACAACACAACTGCTGCAGGCACCTGGAAGGCGTTGCAATTTGGCGCGGCCACCTCCACCGCCAACGCCTCTGCCCTTGCAGGTGCTGGACTGACAGCTACAGGCTCCCAGCTCGGCCAGTCGATGGCAATCACGTCGTTCAACAACACTTACGCAGCAGGTACCTCTGACCGAGCTCAGATGTTTGTGTGGACAGGTGCTGTCGGCACCATGACGCTAGACGCGGCTGCAACGCTGGGCGACAACTGGTTCATTTACCTGCGCAATTCGGGCACCGGTGCAATCACTGTTGCGCCCGACGGGTCGCCCACCATTGACGGCGCGGCCACACTTGCGTTCCAACCCGGCGAGTCCGCCACCATTGCCACTGACGGCACCAACTTTTACACGATCGGCTACGGTCAATCGGCCACTTTTGCGTTCGATTACACCTCCATTGCAGTTGCTGGCACGGGCGACTACACGCTGTCCGGCACAGAGCTGAACCGCATTGCTTACAACTTCACAGGCATCCTGACCGGCAACCGCAACATCATTGTGCCCGGCACGGTGCAGCAATACTGGGTCAGTAACGCTACAACGGGCGCTTTCGACTTCACCATCAAGACCGCTGCAGGCACAGGCATCACGCTGGCCAGCGGTCAGCGCGCCATCTTCTATTGCGACGGCACCAATGTAGTGGACGCCGACTCATCCACGGTGTCTACGCCAATCGCTGTGGCCCAAGGAGGCACAAGCTCGACCACAGCTAGCGGAGCGCGCATCAACCTGGGCGGCACCTCTGTCGGCATTGCGCTGTTCACAGCCGTGGACGAAACAGCGGCCTGGACAGCATTGGGCAACAGCCCGGGCATCACAGGCGGGACATTCTGATGGCTGAGCCGACATCAGTTCTGCGCTCGCAACCTGGGGTGAAGCGCGACGGCACCAAGTATGACGGCGATTTCTACACCGACGGACAGTGGATGCGCTTTCAACGTGGGTTGCCGCGCAAGATCGCCGGGTACCGTTCAATCAGCAAGTTCTTTACAGAGATTTCGCGCGGCTTCACCAGCTACACGCAGATGCTGCTGCAATACTGCCACACAGGCTCGGCCACGCTATTGGAGCGGGTAACGCTGGACAGCACACTGAACAGCTCAGTGGTGAGCGACCGCACCCCTGTGGCCATCGCGGCCACAGGCTCTGTTGTGCTGGCCACAGGAGGAGCCGGGTCGGTGGACACCGTCACCGTGAACGGCGTAACAATCACCTCCGGCGCGGTTGCGTTCAACGTCAGCTTAGCTCAGACGGCCACCGACTTGGCCTCCAACATCACAGCCCACACTTCCAGCCCCAACTACACTGCTGCAGGCACCTGGAAGGCGTTGCAATTTGGCGCGGCCACCTCCACCGCCAACGCCTCTGCCCTTGCAGGTGCTGGACTGACAGCTACAGGCTCCCAGCTCGGCCAGTCGATGGTAATCACGTCGT